TATCAAGTTCTGTTAATGAATATTTATGATCGTGCATTAATGTAAAATTTGTCTTATAATGACTTATTAAGTTATCATGAGAAAGAGCGATTAAAAAAAATCATCTAAGCCTTGTAGTACCACATCATTTTTATGTTGACACTCTTTACATTCAAAAGTAATTTCGTGCTTTAATTTAGGAATATCTTGTAACCAATCTCTAATTTTTTCAAACTGTTGTGAAGATAAAGATTCTAAAAATTCTTGAATTTCTTCTTCCGTTTCATCTTTAAGATCAAATCTACCATCTTCTGTTTCTAGAACATCCATACATTCTGAAATTAATTTAAATGTTCGTTCAATCTCAGTTTCTTCATTGCCATCATTAGCAACTTCCATAACTGCCGTAAAATTGGGATATTTCATATGAAGGTTAATATCCTCAGTAATTTGTATAGACTTTTCTAAAGTAGCTTTCGAAACTCCTACGTTAGATAAATCAATTTCATTATCATTATGCGATTCACACTTTTGACATTGAATTGTTATTGTAGTTCTTTCACCCACAGATTTCGATCTTAGGTTCAAAAACATATATTCGATATCATATGAAGTTAAAGACTTTCTATCAAATTCACCTTCAACGCATGCCATAATAGTATCGATAATAGCATTAACGGTAGCTTTTTGACTGCCGCTTTCCATAGCTATCATTAATATTTTTTCTTCTTTAACAAGATAAGGTCTAAATTTAACCTTTGTCTCTAAAGATGGAATTGTCATTTCATATTTTGGACTATCATTTAATTTAGGTAATGCCATTTATTCACTTCTCCAATCAGTGTATGATAATTGTATGGAAACTTCTACTAAGCCTCCTTGTTCGCTATTCATTTCAATAGAATTTAGTGTTGTAGGAAACGCTTTTTCTAAAACACATGTATATATTACCTTCTCTAACGCTCTATCTTTTGCTTTGCCATCAAACTGTATAGGACCTTTACGACCGCGGCGCGCAATCGCACTACGTTCCGCTTGCGGATTAAACTGGCCTGTCAGTGCAGCTAATTGATGTATTTTGACTTGTTTTCCATATCCTCCGGGACCACTTTTATACCCCAATTCATATGTCTGTTGATTTACTGCTAAATTTTGCCAAGCTTCAAAATATTTTTTAACGTTATAATCGTTTTGCACATAAAAAGAAAAGGTTATATCATCAACAGCAAACCCGTTTGCCATTTTTTCAATTCTTAATCCCATAGCTTTCTGTAAAGTTGTTACCTGTCTACCAGGTAAACTAACATTCTTACACATTATATTTAAATCAGAAACAGACATATAATTTCCAGGAACGCTTTGAGGTAATTCAATCATAAACTTATTAGGCCTTGCAAGTCCCTTAGATCCTGATGATATTTTAGCTTTAAAATTGTCTAATGAAGCCGGTGCTGTAAATTGGGTCATTTTTTAAAGCTTTCTCTAGATTGTTTATGAACATATGCTTGCGATTGCTTCTGGAAATCTGCTGTAGGTAAAAATGCAGCAATTTCCCACTCGGGCGCTGGAACTAACGCATAACGACTTCTGACTTGGTTTTTTAAATAATGTTTTAAGCAGGGTTTAAAATATTTTAATTTAGCTGAACCTTGCAATAACTCATACGACAAGTCAAATTTTGTTGTAGCATTAAATTTTTCATTATTTGTTATTTTAAGTAAAGAGTCTAAAAACTTTGCTCTCAATGTCATTGGTAGATAGTGTAAATTCAGTCCCATAAAACCACCTTTTGCTGGACCTATAACAATAGTCAAAGGAAAACTGTCGTAATATGGAAGTGTTTCTCTATGCTTTGGCTGATAAAAATACATATACATATTTCCAATGCCGTGTGTGTTTCTTAATTTTAAAGGTCTTTCTTGTAACAACTCAGACCGTTTCTTTGCTCTGCCCATAGCTTTCGCTTTACCTTGGAACCATTTTATAGATTCCTTAGTTCTGGGAGTTATTCCAGCCCGAAAAGCTTCAATCTCTAGTGTGTCGAAAATGCCTGCCATAAAATCTCTCTAATTACTTATCTTTATTTATATCAATTTTATAAACGTTTCATTTTAGGCAGAGGCTTCAATTTTTTTAGTTGCTTGGGCATTATTCCTAATGCAGTTAGTTCTTTCTCTGTCCATATTTGAAATTTCCAACCCCTATCTTTCGCAAAAGATTCAGCAGCTTTCCATTTATTCATATTTTTAACGTAAGACATGCCTTCATTGATATATCGCTTAGTTTTCTTACCCGAAAATTTTGGTGGCATAGTTTGAACTGCTGGCTTAATTTCAACTAAAGTAACGCCTTCTACAGTTTTTATTTTTAAATCCATAAAATATCTATGATATCTTTTATCTACATCATAGAAATATGGTATGACTACTTCCTCGCTAGACCATTCTAATATATGATCCATCTTATCGCACCAAGTAAATGCGTAAAGTTCCCAACCAGATCTATAAACGACATTATCAGCATCGCCTTTATATTTCTTTCGGTTTTTTATTTTATATTTGCCAGAGTGCGTTTTCATAATCTCATATAAATAATAGTAACTATTTTTATTTATATCGGAAATTAAAATGCAATCACATATCTTTCCCATAGAAGATCAAGACACTTACGCTGCAAGAATACAATTCTCAGTACACGAAGTAACTCCTCCTTCGGTTACAGATAGTGTGAAATTTTCCGCTAAAAATGCAGCCTCATCAACAGATAGCTTATCGGATGCAGATTTAAGTGGCACAGGAGATCCTGGATTAAACGCCGCTGTTGCTGCCGCAACACCTACCTTTGATCAACAAGCAAGATCGACTCAGGGAAAACTATTGACTCCTTTAACAATAAGTGCTACACCAAGAGAAAGATGTATTTTATACATGCCGCAAAGTATTCAAGTTCAAGATGGAGTTCAATATGATAATGTCGAACTGGGTGTTTTAGGAACTGCTATGAAAGATATGTTGAGTGCTGGAGCAACTGGATTGTCAGCGGGATCAAAAGCTATTGGTGCATCACTCACAAGCTTTTTAAAGGGTAATACAACAGCAACAGACCAATCAAGAGTTGCATTAACAAGACTTGCTAATTTTGGCGGAAGTGCAGTTTCTGGTGCAACTAGAATGGCATTACAAACAGCCCCTAATCCTAATGTCCGCGCTATATTTAAAGCAGTGAGTCTTAGAGAACCAGCATTTACATTTAAGTTGATTCCAAAAAGTAAAAGAGAGTCCGAAGAAATAATAAAAATTGTAGACTTTTTCAGAGAAAATATGTATCCAGAAGAAATAACAGATAATATTGCAGGCACGGATATACCTATTGGTTATAAATTTCCAGACTTATTCAGAGTTAAAATTTTATATAACAATAGAGAAAGACGCGAACCTGTGATGAAATATAAAGACATGTATCTTAAAAGTTTTTCAGCAAACTTTAATAGCAGTGGAATGGGATTTCATGAGGGTGGCGATTTTTCTGAAGTAGATATAACAGTGAATTTCATTGAATCAGAAACTTTAAGTCGAAACGATGTTAGAAATCAAAGAAATGAAAATAGACGTGGATTTATTCCATTCGCTAATCAAGGAATAACATAATGAGTTACTTTAGACCATTTCCTACAACATTATATAAATTTGGAAAAGAGACTCATGATACAGTCATTCAAAATATTAGCGCATATTCGGATATTTTAGATCACGTTAAAGAAAATAATGTGACTTATGAAAAATATGAAATATTAGAAGGAGAAAGACCCGACACTCTGTCTTTAAAATTGTATGGAAGTACAGAGTTTTATTGGACATTCTTTTTCATGAATGATCATATTAGAAAGAATGGATTTCCCATTTCTACTAATGAAGTAACGAAATGGACAAAAAAACAATTCAATGATACTGTTCTAGTAACAAGAGATTTATTTTTTGATAAGATGTTGAGCGGAGACACAGTAGTAGGACAAACTTCAGGTACAGTAGGTGTGATAGAGCAAAGGCAGCTTGATCTTGGTCAAATTGTAATTCAAGGAAAAAAATCATTCTCAACTACTGGAGAAGTTATACAAAAGCAAGGCGATCCCACACAGACTGTAACTATTCAACCCAGTGATGATAGATCAGAACATTTAGCTTTAAGACATTATGTAAATTCTGAAGGCAATCAAGTTGACGTTGATCCTACAGTAGGAGAACCAGGAATATATACAGAAGTAACAAACCTTCAACACTATATCAATTTGAATAATTCAAATAAAATTATAAAGATATTAAAAAGAGAAAGTGTTTCTCAAATACACACCCTTTACAAAAAATCATTATTGGCAGTCTAATGGAATCGAGAATAAAAGATCCAGTTAATGCTACGGATTATACGCTTGTTAGCTTGAAAGTATCAAGTGATAGAATGACTAATTCAAATAAAGAGATTGAATTAAAGGGAGTTTCAATTGAAATTAACATATTTGAACATTTGGAAAAGCCATACTTAACTGGAACAGTAGTTATATTAGATAATGCAGATTTAAATAGTACAGTGGGTTTTCTGGGTTGTGAAAAAATGACAGTGAAAATTGCCACAGATAATGATAGTCTTACTACAATTGAAAAAGTTTTTTATATAACAAATGTTGCTAATAGTATTCAGGCCAATACAAATAATAAAATTTTAGTACTTGATATTTTAGAAGATATAGCTTTTGTTTCAAGACAAAAAAGAATTTCTCAGTCATATGACGGAACACCGAATATGATTATTAAGAAAATGTTGAATGAGCATCTTAAAAGAAAATTGCGCGACATTACTATATCAATTCATACTGATGGACCTATGAGAGTTGTAGTGCCAAATATG